CTCAAAAGTGGAAAGTAGAACAACTGGAGCAGCATCAACTATAGATACATCAATAGCAGATGAAACGGTATTAACGTATACACCTGCGGCAGCAGCAACTAATAGTTTAACTCATGGGTGTTTTATTTATTTCACGTGCTTTGAAAAAGGCACTTGGGATTTTGCTTATGATTTCGCTAATGGCGCTACATTTGACACAGGCGCTGCGGCGTGGAGTTAATAAATAAATAAACTTTGTGAGCTCCTTCGGGAGCTTACAATTAAGGAGATAAATTATGGCAAACGTATCGCACGTAAAAAGTAAACAAGTTCTATATGGAACAGACACTGCTGCTATTTCTGCAGTAGGTTCAGCTACCACTTTAGTTTTATTAAATAGTGGCCCCTGGGTTAATGCTCAAACAGTAACTATTACATCCCCTAGCGGTAATAACGCTGGGATTACTTTTACTGTAGTGGGAAAAGATGCTGATGGAGCTGCTCAAACAAGCGCAGCGACTACTGGTCCTGCTGGAGGCGCTACAGTTGATATAGCAGGCACTTGGACAGAAGTAACTAGCATCACAGCTAGTGGAGCTATCACAACTTCTATTACAGCTGGAGTTAAAGATGGCACATCTACAGGAATTGTATTTGCTGGGCGAACTCGAATAAGAGGAATGAACGGAGTCGCAGGAGCTGGAGCCGGACATGTTTTTTTTAAAAACTCGTCTGCAACTACTGGGGTAAATAAATTCGTCTTGGATATAGATAGTGGAGAAGCAATTGCTCCTTATATTCCAGATAATGGAATACTATTTCCGGATGGAGCTTATTTTGCTTACGATGGAACTGCAGTAGTCGGATTATCAGTACAGTACGACGGATAGGAAGATAAATGGCTACTTCGGGAACAACAGCCTTTAATCCTTCAATTGATGAGATTATTGAAGAAGCGTATGAAAGAACAAATATACGCGGAGCAAGAACGGGCTATCAATTAAAAAGTGCTAGGCGTTCATTAAATATTTTATTATCAGAATGGGGCAATAGAGGAATTCATCTTTGGAAAATTAATTTAGCTAGTATTCCTTTAGTGGAAGGACAGCCAGAATATAATTGGACTTCCGATAATGTAAATTTTCCAACAGATATAGCGGATGTATTAGAAGCTTATGTTAGAAATAATACAACAGCAACAGCACCCGTAGATACTGCTTTATCTAAAATAGACAGATCTACTTATTCAGCCTTACCCAATAAATTATCTAAAGGAACTCCTTCACAATATTACGTTCAAAGACAAGCATATGTAAGAAATGCAGCGGGAACAATTACAGCTTCTCCAAATATATTTTTATACACAACACCAAGTTCTAGTTTTTCTGGAGCAAATTATTTAGTTCGTTTTTATTACATGGCTAAATTAGAAGACGTGGGTGCTTATACAAATACTTCAGATACAATATATAGATTTTATCCTGCCTTAATTTCTGGACTTGCTTATTATTTAAGTATAAAATATTCTCCGGAGCGAACTGATAGTTTAAGATTATTATATGAAGATGAATTATTAAGAGCTTTAAATGAAGATGGTCAAGAAACATCATCTTATATTACACCACAAACATTTTATGGAGATGGAGTATAATGTCAGGAGTTTTTGCTAAAGGTAAAAGATCAATGGCTATTTCTGATAGATCAGGAATGGCATTTCCATATAGAGAAATGGTTAAAGAGTGGAATGGTTTTTTAGTTCATTATTCAGAATATGAACCTAAACAACCTCAATTAGATCCAAGATTTCATGGGGGTGATCCACAAGCATTAAGAAATGCAAGACCACAACCTGCAGCTGTTGATAGTTTAATTATGTTACCTAACAATCCTTTTACAACTGTTAAAGCAGTTGTACTTAGTTATGTAAATGTTTTTTCACCAGATCATCAAAGAGCAGATTTATCTCAAGTTAGATTCAGAGGACCGCCTGTTGTAACATCTAGTGGCCCAGGTGGTGCTGATCCAGCTGACAATAGAAATATGCAACAGTTTGCTTCTATTTCAACTTTAGATGGAATAACAAATTTAAGTCTAGCAGCTGGTTTTACAATTGGCCTTGGTTACATTGATTCAGCTTCACAGGTTACAACTGCCGCTGGAACTTTAACAGATCCAGAAAATTGGTTTTATTTTGATCCGGGTCAAAATGCAACAACTGGAGATGTAAATGGGGGCGGTGTTTATAATTCTGCGGGCCCCGTAACTTTAGGAGTGGTTAACGGATAATGGCATATACTTTAGCAAATTTACAAACGGATATTAGAGGCTACACCGAAGTGGGAGATACGGTTTTAAGCGATACTGTTTTAGCAAGAATTATTAAGAATGCTGAATCTACGATTTTTAGAGCGGTGGATGTAGATGTAGAAAGATTCTACGCTACTTCTAACACTATTATTGACAATAGATATGTGAGTATTCCTGCCGATTGTAGGGTTATTAGATATGTACAATTAAAAAATAGCGATAATGAACAGGTCTTTTTAGATCAAAGAGATACCAGTTTTATGACCGAGTATTATAATACTCCTTCAACTGGCTCTAGTTCTATTCCTAAATATTGGGCTAATTGGAACGAAAGTTGTTGGGTTATTGCCCCTACGCCTAATGCTCAATATGAGATTACGATGGCTTTTAATAAAGAACCTGTTAGTTTAACAGATGCGACCAAATCCACGACTGGAACTTATGTGTCCAATAAATATCCTGATTTACTTTTGTATGCATGTCTGGTAAATACATATGCATACTTGAAAGGCCCGCAGGATATGTTACAATATTATAAAGCAGCTTATCAAGAAGCTTTAGAATCGTACTCAATCGAGCAAATCGGTCAGAGACGCAGAAGCGAATACGAAGATGGAGTCATTCGCGCTCAATTAATCTCAAAATCTCCGTCGAGTAATTAATTATGAAGGAGACAAATAAATGGCAAATATAATACCTTTCTCTTTACGAGGAGCTTTATTTTCAGCGCAACATGATCTTGCATCTGGAGGTAACACTTTTAAATTCGCATTGTATACAGGAAGTGGATCATTTCCGTATGATACGTCAAGCACAGTTTATAGTGCAACAGATGAAGTTGGAACTTCTGGAACTAATTATTCCACTGGAGGAAATACTTTAGGTTCACAAGCAGTAGCTTCAGGAACTGCGATTGCGTCATGTGATTTTGCAGATACCGAATGGACATCCGCTACAATTACTGCAGCGTATGGAGCAATCTATAATAGTACAACTGTAGACGCGGTAGCAAATAGGTTAGTCGTTGTGTTAGATTTTAGTGGAGCTAAAACTTGTACCAATGGTACATTTAAAATTACTTTCCCTGATCCAACAACACCGGCGAATGCTATACTAAGTATGGCATAGGAGAATAAATGGCTTTAGTAATAAATGATAGGGTAAAGACAACCAGTACGGCGACAGGAAATAGTCAAACAACTTTTGCTATTTCAGCAACAGCTGCGACTGGTTTTGATACTTTTGCAGCAGGAATCGGAACTAGTAATACCACTTACTATTGTATTTTTAATCAAGGTACAACGGAGTGGGAAGTTGGTTTAGGTACTTTAAGTACAACAACTAATCTTCAAAGAACTACAATTATTACGAGTTCTAATTCAGATAATGTTGTTGATTTTTCAGCAGGCACCAAAGATGTCTTCTGTACAATGCCGGCAAGTAAGTCTGTTTATTTAGATGGAAGTGGGAATACAGTTAACGCAGCGGGACAAGGTTTTGCAATTGCAATGGCCGTCGCATTATAGGAATAAAATATGGCACAAGATTTTAGAAACACAATAAACAGAGTAAAAGGAAATTCACCTTTTACAATTTTAACTGCAGGAAATTATGATGCAGTTATCGGCGTAAGATGTTGTAATGTTTTAACAACAAGTATTACTGTTGATGTTTATATTATTAATTCCGCAGCAAATTATTATCTCGCGAAGGACGCGAGTATTCCGCCAGGCGGGTCAATCGAATTAATTCAAGGTGGAGCAAAAGTGGTTTTACAAAGTGGAGATGTATTAACAGGTATATCTAGTGATGCTTCGTCTTTGGATGTAGTCTGTTCTTATATCGATACTATTAGTTCTTAAGGAGGACAATGAGTACAGGTATTTCAAACGGCATACTATATGTTGGTAATCAATCCCCTAGCGATTTTATAAATAATCAATCTATTAATATGGCCGTTACTCAAACAATTGAGAGCGGCGTTTTAGCAGGACCCGTAACGGTACCCGCAACAATCACAATAACAGGAACGTTGGTAGTCGTATAATGAGCAAAGTAGAAGT